TTTCCATAAATTTGTTCTTGAAGTTCAGCAATTTCAGTCATCTCTGCACGGACAACTTCAGATCTAAAAAAACTCATTGATCCTCCAAAATAAGATCTTTCAAAATTTTACGATAGCGAAAGATGTCAGTATTTATAAATGGCATGTACTTTCTAACTTTACGACTAACGGTTTCCCACACAGGATCTTTAAGTTTTTTGTCAAAATTCTTTGAGTATAAAAAGATCTTATCGAAAAGCACCATTGTTTCTAATGATATTTTTCCACTTAGAAAATTTTTAAGTAGAACTGGATGTCCTTTTGAACATTTAAAGACATCTTCAAATTTATTTTCTTCAAATAAAGATTGACTTTCTTCTTTAAAAATATAGGAAAGTGATTGAATTTTTTTCTGCCAATCTTTATATCTGTCCTCCCCTTCCTTTATCATTTCACCAATCCAAAGTGTTTCTGGATCAGAACATGATACAAAATTAGCAACAAAAAAATCAACTATTTCTTTATCTGATTTCTGTCTTGCAATCTTTTCAAACCAAAATCGATCTTTCCGTTTGTAGAAAGATTGTACTGTTGCTCTACTTTTTCCACAGTACTTATGATAGTCATAACTATCTTTTGTAAAGTGATTTTTTAGAGCAAGGTATTCACGATAGGCATCGAATGGCATCATCAAAAAAGTAATATAGGAATTTTTTTGCCGGAATTTTTTTCGACCAAAAATGGATTAAAAAACCAATTTTGCACGGGAAGTTTTTTTAAGAAAATTAAGTTCCATTGCTTCGTACTTAATTTTTTCCTTCAAAGGTTTGGAGATAAGTTTTGGAACTGATTCCAAATCAATATTATTATGTTCACAAAAATGAATAATAGCATCAATATAATTCATTTCGATATTAACTTGCACAAGATTTTCAATTTCTTGTGCAAACCTTGATGGGCAGAAAAACTTACTTTCTAGTGCTTTCTCTAACTCATTCTCCATTTGACCCAGTATTGTGATGTACAAATTCTTTAATGTATCGAACTAGAAGTTTAATATAGTCCCCTTTATTTCTTTTGTCAAACACTTTAACTTCTCCACCAGGAGTAACCATTAGCGTGATGAGTTTTTTAACCACTTGTCCCGTAAGTTCATAATATGCGGCAGCATAAAATGTTTCCTGGACGAAGTAATTCTCAATCCATTTTTCTGGTTTAATTTTATCTGATGTTTTAAAGTCTATTACAGCCAACTCGCCTTCATATTCCGCAATGCAATCGACTCTTCCAGCAAGTCCAAGATATTCTGAATAAAGTGTTCTTTCGATTGCATGAATATTATTTATCTTATCAAGATAAGGTTTTGCGTGATGGAACATGTGCTTTGTTAGGAGATGATAATCATCCCAAACAAGTTCTTTATTTTCCAAATAATCCTGACAGACTTGGTGAAAATCAGTTCCTCTTGCTGTTGCTTTCTTTGTAATACGATTTGCTTCTTCAAGTCCTACACGTTTTCTCCAGTCAATAAAGATTTGACGATTGTAAAAGGAAGTGACTGAAGTGATAGAAGGCACCCAATCTCCACTTGGTAGATTATAGAGACGGATGCTCTCTGTTGTTTTACATTCTAGTTCAATATCACCTAAAAAATTATGATGAATAAATGTCATACACCCACTTCCATTTTGGCAAGAATATATTCTTTCACAAATCCGGAACGAACAATATCATCAACACTAAATTCAATAATATCAATTGAGGGCATGATACGAAGAACCTTCATGAAATCAACAATTCCATTCTTTTCATTGGTCTTAACGAGGTCAGATTGAGTAGCATCACCACAGAACATGATTTTACTATTCTCTCCTACACGAGTAATGATACTATCAAGTTCATGATAGTTCAGGTTTTGGAATTCATCTACGATAATGATTGAGTTGTCCAGAGTAGTTCCGCGAATAAAAGAAGTACTCCAAAAACTAATTGTACCTTGAGTTTTGAGGTTTCCATAGAGCATTTCAAAAGATGCATCATCTGGCATTTGGAACATATACTTTACCATATTCTTATAAGGAATTTGATAAAGAGATGACTTATCTTCGTGGTCTCCAGGAAGAAAACCAATTTCACGAGTAGCAACAAGCGACCTTACAATATAGATTTTTTCGTAAGGACTTCTTTCATCTAAAACATCTTGAAGAGCATTATAAAGAGTGATGAAAGTTTTGCCCGTTCCAGCACATCCATAAGCAACGATATGTTGATTTTTTTCATATGATTTATACAAAAGTTTTTGATTGTCCGTGAGAGGTTCAATCTCTCTCATCAACTCAGAACCAATTGGTTTTTTACGCTTCATTTGTTTAGCGGTCATACCAACGCCAATTGGTTGATCATCTGTCCTTCTTCTTCTTGCCATGTATTTTTAATTTAAACTGGTTTTACTTTTGATCCTGGAGCCTTACTAACATTTGTAAGAACATCATTCCATCCTGGATGAGACTTTTTCAGTCTATCATAGACCTCACCAATTTCACCAGATGCAGGACAGGTGCTTGGATCTGACCAATCTCTTTCCCACTCTGGATGGTCTTTTTTCCATTGATCCCACTCATGAACACTAAGAACTACTTCTTTTTGTTCACCCGTGGATTTATTAACGACGGGGTACGTAGCCAACTTCATTCCTCCATAGTGTGTAAGGATATTTAGTCAATGGTAATAGAAGGAGCATCATCACACTCAATACAATCTATACACTCTTGAATATCCGGATTATCTTTTAAGTATTTTTGAAGATCATCTTCAGTAAGAATAACTTTAAAGATGTGTCCTGTTAGATGATCTTTTAAACACCAACTCTTCATAAAACCTCAGGGAGAAAGTCTTGCTCTATGTAGTCGCTTCTCCTCATAATACTTCCACACATTTGGAGACCAACTCTCAAGGTGAGGAGCAATCTGCTCACACAATGCTTGAATCTCTAGTTGTGCGTCCATCTTTGCTCGCAAATCCATAAAGTGAAGAACAGAGCGTAGGTTAAAAGAAACCACAAAGTTCTGACGAATTGCTTGTGCAAGATAATCCCTAATGTGTTCTTCACACATTCCCTTTTCATACTTTGCGGCATAACGCTTACAACCTTCTAGAATCCAATCAAGTTCGTCTTGGTAATCTTCTTGAGTCCAATCATACTTCTTACCATAACGATTGGTATAGAAACCAGGAGGACGAACAAAGAATACATCTTCTGGTTTTAGTTCCCCACTTGCAACTCTAATAACCCTCTTTCCAGTATATCGTTGGGATTGAACATCAAAGCTTACGCCCACTCTATGGGTCCTTGCTTGCATCGCAACGTTATGGACGTACCCAGAGACCGAAAACGTGATTGAGGGGTGTTCTAGAGGTCCCCAGTGCCCTTTCTCATTGCTTAGGAGACGTTCTACTGCCCATTTGCCACAGTCTTCTGGGGATGGGATCTTTTGATTCTGAATTGGAGTCTCTGAATAGTCATTCTTACCTGCTTGATAAACAACTTGTTCAGGAAGTGGATAACACTGAAGCATAGCAACTTCAAGATTCTTATCAAGTTCCAGTAGGTCTTTTGCTTTAATAGGTTTCATTTATTCTCCTCAATCTTCTTCGTCGTAAAATACTTCATCATAATCAGTTAGGAATCTTTTAACTTCCTCATAGTGAGGATCTTTAGGTTCAGAATAAATCTCTGACTTTAGACATTCTACCAGAGATTCAAGGTTTCTAACAATCACTTTAAGCTTTTCTACATCCATTTTTATCAACCTCGACAAAGGTAATTATACATAAAAAAAGAGAGGGAGTCAAGTCCCTCTCTTAGAATATTTACTTATTCAACAATAAGATTTCCAAATAAATCAAGAAAATAAATGCTGTTGATGCTCCAGTAATAGCAGCAATCACGGCAATCATTTTCCTGCTCCTGCATTTGCAAGCAGTGCTTGATGACGACGTTGCTCTTTTTGCTTCTGCTCTTTAATAAGTTGAAGTACGTTGAGTTTTTTCATTTGTGCCCCTCCTTTACGAACTTAACACCACGATAGGTTTCGGTGTATTGTTGGGGTTGTTGCATCATCTGCTGTTGATACTCAAGGCGCTTTTGGGTATCATATTCGATGCCACGATAAACTACTTTTGACATTAGGGTTCTCCTTAGTTTTTTAGGTTAAAGAGCGTTCCTTCAGTCGGCGTTTGCGTTCGCTATTTGCGAATAGCGAATGAACGATCCGTTCCGCGTCGGCTTACTTCCGTCTGTTTCCAGATGAACGTAAGGTCATTATAGACCTGTTAGTATAGTTAGGCAAAAACTTCTGTAACTTTTGTTACCGTTCTATGTAACTTAAAGTATGAGTCGTTGCATATAATTGTTGAATAATAATATCACAACCAATCTTTGGATTGCAGTCTCCGCAAGTATATACATCTACTGCTGCCTTTCCTTCTTCCGGCCAAGTATGAATGCTAATATGACTTTCTGACAACAAGCAAATTACCGTAACACCCTGTGGTTCAAACTTCTTTGAGATAGTTTGAACCACAGTAGCACCGCTTGCAACTGCTGCGTTTTCTAACAAGTCTATAAGACAACGCTCGTCATCTAAAAGAACAAACGAGCATCCATACAAATTAAGTAGATAATGCTTTCCCATTTACTATGGATTTTCCTCCACCTCTTTAATTAATTGACTCACATAAGTTTCAGTGCCATCCATAGTCTTAATCTCAAAAATAGAAGACTTTTGATATTTTTTTATCTTTTTATATTTTTTTAAAAGACTTTTTACTTCATCCTTGTAAATTGATACTTCAATTTTCTCTTCACTAAAACCTTCACTCATTTCTTTTTCTTTTTTTCTGGTTGTTTATATCCCCACAATTTTGGATTTGTTCTTCCATATCCAAAATCAATCTTTTTAATTGCTTTTGATCCATACTTATCATAGTACATATCAAAAATTCTAACGCGAGATCCCCTAACTAAATCAATAAAAGTTTCTTCATCAAGAGTATACCAAATCAAATATGCATCATTTGGAAGAGAAGAATCTTTTACCTTATCCAAAGTAGTTTTTTCAAAAAGAACTTCACACCCATATTCTTGTGGCAGAACTTTATTATCTTGATTTTTTTCTGCCATTTTTGTTTTCTCCTTTGCAATCACTCTCATGAACGACCACCCCATTGAATGTCGGGATAGGCTTCTTTTACATTTTCCAAAGTTATTTTATATTTAGTTTGTAGTTTTTTGTCCTTCACAAGACAAACAATTTCTGCCTCAAGTGGATGAAGACCTTGAAGAACATTAATAAACATAGTTTCTCTACGAAGAGAACTTAGTCCATCATTACCACCTTTTACAAAATTATAAAACATCTGATATTCTTTTCTAATCGAAGATTTTCCCTGATCCATAGATCCAAGAGAATTCGAATTCAGTTCTTCCATCTTGGATACTGCATCTCCGATCTTCGCACTTAATGTTCCACTATAAGAAGTCTGCTCTCCTGCGCTTGCATAGGGAACATCTCCTGGTGGCAAAAGAGAAATTACAGACTCGTCAAAGTTCCAAATCAAAATAGTTTTTAATGAAGGATCATCATACGTTTGAAGAACTTCAACTTTTTTTGCGTTTGATCTTTGTTTTGAAGCCAAATTCAAAACTTCAAAAATAAAAGGATTAGTTGGTAAAACTTCGATTGAAGTTTTGGGTTTTGTTTTAGTTGTTGTCATAATTTTCAATACAAATCAGTATATTAGAATAATCTTGGATATTTATCAATCTTCTTCATCTTCAGTATCATCATATTCCTCATCATCAAAAAATCCTTCTTCAAAACGAACAGCTAATACTTCATCTGGTATTATATTCCCATTATTATCAAGAAATTCTGGATGTATATTACGAATACCATATATTCTTTCTACTTGGTATTGTTTAAAAATCCACCCACCAATTAAACCAATGAAAAGGAACATTACACAAAATAAAGTTGTAAACGTCAAAATGATTGATAGTTCCATTTGCTTTCTCCAAGAGAGTTTATTTTTTCCTGATATCAAAATGAAATTCTATAAAAAAATGAAACTCTCTACGAAAAAGAGAGATCATCTTACCAAATTTCACTTGAAAAATTTTTGGTGCCGATTCTCTCTTCCTCCTATTCCGCAGTAATAACTCAACACCCCGATTAATCTGAGGTTCATTTTTATTTAGTTTTATTTTTGAATCTCCCTGGTCTTTTTTCATATTTATCTCCAGGTAGTTAAAATTAAATCAAATTTTGTTCTTTTAAATATTGAACTGTATCAGAACAACCACCAAGATGTTGTTGATCATTTAAAACAATTTGGGGGAAGGTAGATCCATCTCCAAATTCAGAATAAAATTCTTCGCGAGTAAAGTCAACATTCAATTTATAAACAACATGCTGTAAATTGGTGAGTTCTAGTACTTGTTGAATTTTAGTGCAGTATGGACACCCTTCTTTAGAATAAACTGTAAATTTCATGCCTTTGTTTTTTTTTTAAACTAAAATCATATCATTCTTTTTGGTGTTTGTAAAGTCAAAGATCAATAATATCTTTTACTTTTAAATTTTTTCCTTCTATTTCCCACCAATTAATTATTGTATTATAAGACATTTCATTTCGAACTCTTTGAGGAGACAAAACATTCCTAAGATCATATTTGAGCAAATCAGATTCGCAATTATAAAAATCTTCTACAAAAAGAGGAAATCCATAAATGGGACTTACATTAACATCACTATTTTCTGGATTTCCCAACGGCGAAAAGATGATAGTTTCTGCAACTGGATCTTTTGCCCACTTTGGTCTTACATGGGAATCATTGCCAACAAAATCAAGATTAAAAGAACCATTTCTATAATAATGAGATATTAATTTTTTTGCATGAGATCTTGTAATTAAATATGCACA